GTTAATCGCTTGGATGTGTTAATTAAAAGAGAGTTAGCTAAATTTGGTAAAGCTCCTCGTCTGTATGTGGCCTATGGTGAAGGTTGCGTATATGCGAATGAATTGCCAGAATATGCTAAATATGGTATTGACGGACGTCATATGTTTGTTCACAAGGGTGTAACTTGTGTTATAAACATAATGTCCAAGCCAAAGAAAGATTCATTGCCAGAAATTTTCACTGAGTTGCATGATGCTATGTCAACTCCGGATTATTTATACATTGCCATTTATTCAGATGACATGTGTTTGGCTGGGAACCTCTTTGGGCGGGTTGTAGCCGCCAATCTTGATATTGAATCCAATGATTCAAGCCAAGATGCTCCAGCTTTTTTAAGTGCATTTGCCATTTTGCGTCATTTTAACTCTACTCGCGCAGCTGGTTTGATTCGCCAGTGTATGAAACCTCTTTTAATTCGGAATCCTGAGGATCCTTCAAGCTTCATTGAGTTGGGCTTTGATGGTCCAATAGAGGGTTCTGGTTCCGTTCTGACCACTTTACTTAATCATTTGGGGTCTGCATTAATAGCAGCTAGTATATTTTTTGAATTGATTGAGTATAAGAGCCCATTAGTCACCGCTGGGGATGACAAAATAGAAGAGTTGTGCAAGAAAGCTGCAAGTGTGGTGGGTCATTCTATCACTTATGACTCTTGCATGAGTGATGGTGATATTAACTACCACCACATGCAGTTTTTGAAACGTAGCCCTTTTAAACATGAAAATCGTTGGTTGCCGTATATGAACCTTGGGTGTATCTTGAGGTCATTGGGTTCCGTTGACGATAATTTAGAACCCCAGCAAGTCGGTTTATCGCATGCCGAATTTGTTCATCTCACCAATGAACAAAGGATTAATCTCCGATGCGGTGCCATAGTGAATGGTTGGAAATACGAACCAACAAATCCAATCATTCAAGCCTTACGTGATCGTTTTGGGTCCATTACAAATGAGGTCAGTTTATCTGACTCCCAGAAACACGTCTTTGCCGTTGATAAGGACCAACCTTACGACTATTCTTCTTTAAACAACACCGTGGCGATTCGCCAACGCTATGGTGTTAGTGATGACGAATTGGAAGTTTTGGCTGGCCAGATTCGCAACGTGCATGTTGGGCAGCTGTATAGGTCAACAGCTATGGCTAAGATACTTAATATTGATTATGGCGTTAAGTATCAGGAGTGTTAACGACACTTGACCAACCTCTTCTCATTAAATAATTTGAGATGGCTCCACATTTGTG